TCTTTTTGGCACGATCCACAGAAACAGAAGAATAATGAGGCCAGCCAAAAGTATCCATAAGAAGGTAATCCAACCCATGTACTCCCACACGCTCGTCCGTTCCTGAACGTTCATCGAGAGCATAACTAAGTAGCATAGTGTCATGATCTACTCGGGCGTCGATTCCATAGGTGTGTCTGAGGATTTTGGTGTCGAACTTCCCACCATGCCATATAAACTTATGACGTGTTGATTCAAGAAGTGGTCGTAATCCGCCCTCAAGAAAATCTGTGCTTTGGAAGATTCCTTTGCGCTCTCCAAGAACCACGGAAGTAACTCCATCCACAGAGAATTGAATTGAGATGAGATGCGCTCTGTGAGATAGCCCACCCCTGCTTTCGATATCGGCGGCAATATGTCCACTTGGGCTTGCAATTCTTTCACGACAATACCTGATGGCATCATTCACGTCCTCTATGACTTCGACTGTTGGGAATGTAGGTGGGGGTAGAGGGTGGAATGCTCTTTTGAAATCTCGTTTGAGATTTGGAAACGTGCTATCATCGTGGAGTACGAGCGCAGGGTTATTTGCAGCGACAACGATTCGTCCTGATTGCTCAATACGCTTACCTCTGTGAGCATCAATGCTTCCTCGTCCAATAATTTCATTAACTGCTTCGCGCCCGCAAGCGATGACAAGCTCCACGCCGGATAGCTCTTGGTGTAGGCGAGGAGCGCACGCCTTAATCGCCTCCGACGGTACCGCGTCTTTACCCGGTGTACATAGGACTGTATTAGTGAGGGTAACTTCGTCACGTTTAACTCCGTTCATCTTCAGTAGATGGTCGAGTACCTTGCCTGATGCACCCGTGAAAGGAACACCTGTACGCGCTTCATGTTCACCGGGACTCCGCGATACAATGGCAGCCTTAGCTGGCCCCTTCGGAAAGACAGTTCGGGCACAAGCGTTCGCCTGAAGTGGGCATTCCTCGCATAGAGCGAGGGGATGCTTCCTAGTATGGGGTGTAGTGGTTATACTCAACGTGTGATCTCGTCCTAGAGCACCACATACAACGATCTACATAGCCAGTCACGCCACGTTGCCAATCATGTAGCCCAATCTTGCATAGTAGTTTATGAAGTTTCGTTCTCATACCCATATCTTGTAATACCGTACAGCTTGAGAATGATCCTTATCACAAATGTACCACATCTCGTCACACCAATCGACTTCAGGATCATCCTGATTAGATGGTCGCATGTAACCGATTTTGCCATGTAGACTAGTCAATGGTTCTCCGCTCTCACATAGACCAACAGGTAGTCCTCTACCTGTATACGCTGCGTACTTTGCCTTACCAATATTCTCATATCGATCAGCGCGTATCCAAACTATGTCGCCATCTTCACTCCATAGATCGTCCGGTGCTAGTTCAGTCTGCATCTTCAAGCACGTGTACGTGGATTATACGTGGACTATTCCAGTATTGTGCGATGCCTTCACTAGCACGTACAGCGTTACCCTTGTTGTCATAGCCTTCGCTCACCATTAAAGTCTCGCCATTGTCGCTAACTAGACGCACGAACCAGATATCACTTTCGCCTTTGAAGACTTCAATTACCATAGATGATGCTCCTTAGATCGGGTTCTGAGAAGTCCGGGCCTTTTAGAATCTTACCGTCTTCGCGGACGATAGGCTTACCATCGGCGTCGAGCTTACTCATATTGCTACGCTGCACTTCGGCAAAGCACTCATCGAGAGGGATGCCGAACGAAACCGCAGTACCGCACAGGACGTAGATCAGGTCACAGATAGCGTCAGCAATATCAACTAGGTCTTCCGTTCCGTCCATTGCTTTATCAAATTCTGCCCATTCCTCCTGACAGAGATTCATTCTCAATCGCCACAAGGGGGTACTGAATAGATCGCCGTGAGGATGCAACTGTTTAATATCCAACGGTTCATCATTTACCTCTAGTCCATACGTCTCATGGAAGTGGCGTACCATCTGGAAAAAGCTCGGACTTTTCTCAAAATATTCATGTTGGCGCTGACGCTCAAGCTGTTCGATCTGTTGATTTAGCCGTTCGATCTGTTCATTATACTCAACTTCGGTTATACTAAACTCTATCATGCGACGATCCCCATAGTAAGACCCTCCACAGTGGCGAGGAAACGAGTCCTAAAGTCCTCAAGGTTTGATTCATTGCGGACAGTAGCATCGACTAGGATACTCGGGATTGGTTCCTCGGACGGGTGACCATCAGGCTTGTAGCCTGGACGTGTGATCTCGATGATGTATCCACCTTGTAGCTTGATTTCTTTTGCTTCGTTCTCAAAGCGTACGTCAGTTACAACTACCTTCTGAGCTTCATCAGTCTGCATTACCCACATAGCTGTATAGCTGTCACTCCATTGCTGAATCCAGAAGTTCTGACCAAACGTGTTGCGACCCATCTCGGTGCCGAACCTCTGAATAAACTCTCGCCAGGAATAATCATACTCTGTTGTTCCCGATAGTTCCAGTATCACATGACCTACAGTATCGGCAACTCTGTCGTCCCCCTTCAACGTGTTGTAAATCGCTACGTCTATATCAAAGAGGTTACAAACTGCTTCTTTTAGTTTGTCTGCAAAGGCGAGACGTGTGTAGCCTTGCTCGTCGATGAGCCATTGTGCGGCCGTGTCTTTCCCGACTCCTTTGCATCCTGCAATTCCTATCAGCATCTAGTCCTCCCAATACTTAGATATAGGTGGATCAGGTACAATTTCATTAAATACATGGGGTAATCCTAATCCTGATAGAATCCGATCCGCTGTTAACTCCCGCACAGTGGGGAGTTGCCCCGACAAAATCTGCCGTAGTGTCTTTTCACCAACACCCGCTACTCGGCTCAATGACAATAACGTACTTCCACCGTCGATCCATTGTTGGATATACGGAGCTAGCCTAGCAGATTCAACTACATCAACAGGAGATTTCCTGGTCATAGACGGAACCAGCAGACGATTACGAATATACTCAATACGAGTATCGATGGATTGACGTAGTACGATAAGTTGTTGGAGTTCTTCACGTAAGTTACGATCCGTAGGAGCCAGCTTAAATCTCCGGTGGTCTAATCACATCGATACCGTCGACGATGGCATTGCGTAGGGCTTGGCTTCGTACATCGGCGGCTGCACGGCGCATAGTCTTGAGTTCTTCGAGGATCACTTGCTTGTAAACAAGGTTCATCTTGTCTTCACCGACGATCTCTTTGATGAGTCGTACAAGAGCCTCAGTATGGCAATGATACTGAAACTCTCCATCACCCATTCTCCACATCTGCCCAGGAGCAGGAAGACGTGCCTCTTTCCATAGCTCCTGTTCCGCTTCAATCTCAGCGGTTACAGCATCAAGTTCATCCATTATTTCCGCTCCCTTCCAAGCGGCCAGTATTGATAGCCCCGGCCACGTGGGTTGGCTTGAATCATCTGACGTTGAACTAGTGTCTCTTGCATTAACTGTATCTCACGTGCATTTAGATGATGACGGTTCATAACCTGTCCTCGCATGATACCGGGGTTACGGTCAACCGTGCGATAGATCGCTTGCAACAAATGCTCGTCCGCTGAACTACCTGAATTCAAGATGAAGTGTACTGCATGTTGACCCCACCGCTGGATATAGAACGCGGCATTCAGCAAGTCTTTCATCTCTGCATAGACTTTCAGTTCCTCGGGTTCCTGACGTGCCGCAGCGAAAAGCATAGTCAATTTCAAAATTGAGAAGAACATACGTGAGAAGGTGGGTAGTGCCATATTCTCCTCGGGTGATCCGTGTGCTGCTTTCAAGAGTGCGCGTTCCATGTCGGCTGCGCGATCCCACAACTCGTCAGGGAAGATCACATTGATCTCGGGGGTGGTGGTCATGGACTGCCCACCACCTATCGTGATCGTAACTGATTGATCAGTATACATACTATGCAAAGCCTGGAAGGTTTGCAATAGAGCGTGTCGCTTGTCTGTGCCGATCTTCCCCGGAGGGCCGGTCGGTCGGCGGGTACTCGGAGATGCTTCACCATTGACGATTAAGAAACGGGGCATGAACCCACTCGTGAAGTAAGATTCTCCTGCAAGATACATCATCTTGTCAGGCACACCACCACCAAAGAAAATGAAGATAGGCTCAGACACGACGTAGGTATCTTTCTTCAATGTTCGTGGCATGTACTTCGGAACGTCATACATCTTGGTCATGATCTCAGGCATGTCAGCGAGATACTGCTTGCTATTGATAGCACCAAAGAATCCGGTAACCTCATCGCGTGAGAAGATCGATACCATCTTAGGACGTAGTGATAGTGCAGTCATGAGTCCTTCGGCGGAAGCATCTGACGCTACGATCAGATCACGATCGATCTCATACACGAAGTCAAGTGCCATATCCATAGCTGTACTCTTACGTGTGAGCGTGGATTCACCCAGGATCAGTGCCCACAGGTTAGAGTACACCTTCGCATTGGCAGTCTGTAGACGTAACGTGGTAGACATGAACATGGACATCAGCATACAGCACGATATCTCGTGGTAGATCGGCACAGCGTCGGTAGCCTCAGTCGCCCACTCCATGTAATCATCGACTAGCGTGGGTTCAAGTAAGGCGATTTCGTCACTAGTAACAAGTTCAGGGAACGTAAGTATCTC